GGGGCGTACGGTGGGTGGTACTGTAGTAGTACTGTAGTAGTGGGTAGTAGTAGGTAGTAGTAGTAGGTAGTAGTATTATATATAGGGGGGGTATACTATTATCTATTATATAATATAATAAGGGGGGGGATGCGTCGCTACGTTTAACGCTCGATGAACAGAGCTCTATGCCTCGTATTCTGATACGTCTTTAAAGGACTTATTTGGAGGTTGCATCTTCGCCATCACTTGTCAGGCGTCCCCTTTTGGTTAGGGTCAAGGCATCCATTTATTAGATGGGTGCCATGCCTCGACGTTCTACTAAACGGATTACGAGACCCCTTACCTCAAGTAGCTTAATTGTTTACTTAGACCATCGGCTAAGTCTGGTCGATGTTGGAATACGACCAATCTTAAGCCAAAGCTTTTGAATTCTTGTTAGTTTCATTTGTTTACCTCTCTAATATACCTCTAGCGACAAAGTATATAAAGCTTGGGGTCGATTTAGTATATAAAGGTGGGGGAGCCTTATATAGTGCGTTATAGCATCCGCTCATCTTTTTTTACATACCCCCCCGTCTAAAAAATACAAGCATATACTCATATATGTGGAGTAGGGGGTTTACACAAATCGAGGCATTTTTTGAAGCCCTTATATCTATATAGCATAGAATAGATTTAACACTAGGTATAGCTATAAGATATATATTAGGCTCCACAAACCATCACGGCACGCATCGCAACTGTTGGAACAACTTTATCGCACTGTAGACACAACCTTTATATAGTGGGGATGACTTGTACTGTTAGTGAAAAACTATGACGAATAGAAATAATAAAAGCAAAACAGAGCCCTCTGGCTCCATTGAGGCAATCTTGGACGAATATCCTGATGCTGAACTGGTAACGGGGGGGCAATATTATTGCGAATGCAAGGAAAAGATTACTTACTCTCATATATGTATAACTTGCAAGAAACCACTCAAACCTAGGCAGCCCGAAATTTTCGTATGTAATTGCGAACACGGACATTACAATTGTACTTGTGACGGAGGGCAAGGTTGAGCCCTGATGACAAATGGGAACCCTCTTTTATGAGGTTGAGCCCAAGTAAAATTAACACTTTTATGAAATGCCCTCGTGAATTCTATTATAAGTACATTGCGAAGATTCCAGAGAAGAAAACTATACACTTATTCCGTGGTTCACTCGTTCATGCAGTGTTAGAAGACTTGTTTAAGAGACAATTTAAGTCCTTTAAAGCGTGGGAAGAAGGGAAACCATCAGAATGGATGCAAGAACAGTTCGAAACGCGTTGGGCGAAAGATATTGATAGTAAAGGTTGGCTATGGGAATTACATTCCGACGAAGAAATGGCAACAATGAAGGAAGAGACTGGGGAAATACTACAGAATTTCGTAACTTCTGTCAATAAAAAACTGAATGAAATGGTTGAATGGAAAATTTATAAGTCTAAATGGCAAGCATGGAACTGCGTGGCACCAAAGTACGCAGAAAAATGGGTAAAATCCCACGACTATGCAATTATAGGTATCGTGGATGCTGTCTGTAATGATTTCGATGGAGGGACGACGCTCCTTGATTATAAAACTTCTAAAAGGTATGGCCCTTATTTACCGGAGGACTACTACAGGCAGCTAATAATTTACGCATTTTTATATACATTAGAGATGGGTGAGATGCCAAACTTCGTAGGAGTTAGTTATTTACGATTTGATGACACGTTTTATGTCAGAGTGAATCAAGGCGTATTAGACGAAGCTAAAGAATTGATTAAAATGGTGCATGACTGTTTAAAAGAACGTATGGAAGTTGAGGAAAGCTATGAACAGAAACCACAGAACTTATGTAAATGGTGTTCATTTTACAAAGGAAATGGTGGTCCATGTGACGTACAGATACCAAAATGGAAACCAAAGGGAAAATCATACAAAAGGTCTTCAGTGAAGAGTGAAAACGTTATGTTATCAGAAGAAGAATTTCTTTCACATACAGAAATACCAGCAGAAGAAGGTATGGTGAAGGGAAAAGTCGTCGTTGAAGAAACTATAGTTAAGAATAGAGTGTGGGATGATTAGGGAAACCTTTAAATAGTCAGACATGCTAAAAAGTATTACATGGCGCGCGATGATTATGGAGCCATTAACGTGATTTCTGAGGAAGAACGCGAAATCCTAGGCATAGGAGGCTCCAAGAAACCCGAAGAGGATGAAGAAAAGCTCTTTGAGACTATCGGTAAAGCTGCTGATAAAATCGGAGAAACTAAAGTAGGTAGGAAAATAGGGACCATTTTAACAGTAATCATGTTAGCGCTTTTGAGTGGAGGGGCCAACATGTCTATTATTCATGATTATTTTAATGGTGAAGAAGATATTGGTCCCGTCGGGGGCTGTTTACAGGTAGACGCTACCAATTACAATTCTAAAGCTACCTTTGATGACGGAAGTTGTAACTTTTTAGTTATCATATATGGGTGTACTAATACTGAAGCTGAAAACTACGAGCCTCAAGCTACCCATGATGATGGGCGGTGTGTAGTTATAAACGATAACCCTAATAGTACAGCAAATGAAACTGCTGCTATTTACGGTTGTATGGATACAACAGCTAATAACTACAATGATAAAGCAACTGAAGATGATGGTTCATGTGATTACGAAGATGAATATGAAGAAGAACATGGGAACCACACATCAGTACATTTCTATCCCGGTTGGTATAACGAAGAGACAGGTAATATGTCTGTTTTCTGGGTAGACTCAGATGCTGAAGGTATATCTGTACAAACTGATATAGATACAGATTGTTACGACTTTAATACATCTGTATTGCTTTATGTAGATGTATGGCACGAGGAGTCTGGAGATTATGCTTGGAAGGATTTAACTATGACCGTTGATGGTATGGCTTGGGATGAACACTGGTTAAATTTTACTTTCGAGGAACTCAACGAGACAGAAGGTGAATGGGCCATGTGGGTAGCATTACTCGTATGGGACGAAGAATTAGAGGATTATGTATTTCAACAACAGTTTGATATACCAAGGATAAGAGTGGAGGGAGGTGAATAATGGAAATTAAATTTGAACAAACAATTGTAGCACTTTTAACTATACAAGTAATATTATTATTTATGACTTACTCAATAGTAAGTGATTATATTGAAGAAGATGAAGACAAAGATAAGACATATTATCAAGATAGTTGTTCTTGTTATTGTGATTATCCCTACTATTACTATGGATATGATGATATATATATAGCAGAAGGTGAATCTGACAGAGCTAGTGAAGATAACACAACATCAGATAATAACACAGAGGAAGAATGAGCAATCATAAAAAAGACGCAGCAAACCCTGATGGGAATTTCGCTAATTTCATGATGATATTAGTAGCAGCACCAGTCGTAATGGCATGGGTAGGACTATCTGTATTCTTAGTTACGATGGCATTTCGCCATCCTGAGATAGTAGACGATATAGAATCTTATAAGTCAGTATTACTGATTATAGGTTCACCTGCATTAGTAATTATATATAAGGTATTAGAATTATGGACTGCTCAACAGAACAGTCAAATAGAACAAACACGTAAAGGCACGTTCCGCAACGGCAACGGGCACGAACACGAAGAGGAAAAATAAATATGAAGGAAAAACTATATGATTGGTGTGAAACATGTGGACGACTTATCGGTGGAAAATACGATGACCAGAACACATGCTGTATGAAAACATTAATAGCAGAAGAAGAAGAAGCCCTAGTGGCAGCACCACTCGAAGAAGTCGAAGAAGCAGTCGAAGAAGAGGACGGAGAAGATTTCGAAGCTTATCTAGAAGAACTCCCAGTAAAGGAACTTAAGAAGCTTTGTAAAAAAGCTGACTTAGATACAAAGGGCAAGAAGGCAGATTTAATCGCAAGATTAATAGAATAAGGCATAAGCTTTATATAGTATAGATTACTATTAGAATATGGGACTCTTGTGTCCGCAAGAGACTCCACAGACAAATATTGCGTCAATGATTGCAATACACAGGGTCCCACAAAAAAGAGGTCAAAATATGACTAACGAAACAAACAACGAGACCGCAACAAACGAGACTAGTGACAATATGACACTCGAGCTCGGGAATGCAGTAGAAGAATCAGGTTTATTAGATACTTTAATGGATAGCCCTGAATTAATGGTGTGTTTAGCAGTAATAGCAGCTTTAGCTGCGTATCTTGCTTATACACAACCAAAAATCAGAGCATTAGTTATGCCTTATATCAAGAAGTACGATGATGAAATCATGGCACACCTTGAAAAGAGCTTAACAAAAGCCCAATTAAAGGCATACGAAAAACTTGACGAACAAGTAAAGAAACAGGTAAATAATAAAGTCTTACAAGATGTTATTATGTCAGCTTGGGATGAAAAAGATGACATGATGGCTGATGCTGTAAAGCTTAAAGTTAAGGCAGCTCTCGACGAAGCCAAATAATGGATGTCGAGGTATACCAAACACGACTAAGGAAAAGAGTCGGAGAAGGAGAATATGAACGTCATAGAGAACTTGTACGGCTTCTTGCGCGTAACCTCGCGCTTGAAGACGTGCTGTGGGAAGAAATTCTTGTATCTATTCGGGATGTTAACGCTCGAACAGAGCTCTTGCGACAAAGAAACTCTATTGTTAGGGATATTCACACTGAGTTCCGTGCTCTTAATATTGAAATACCTACTGTAGTGGAAAGAAACACAGAATCCTTTATGGGATTCCTAGGGGAACTAGAAGATGACAATACCAGTGAAGAACGAGGGGAAGAAGCTGAAGACAGCCCTGACGGGCGCAGCAGCGCACGACAGTCGGAAACTCGAAAAGATATTTGATAGTGTAAGGACAGACCCTAAGAAAATGACACAATTGGTGAGAGCCTTTTGTGAACATTACTTAGTAGACCAGAAGCAAAGACCTTTGAAATTGCGTCCTTTACAAGAGAAAATAATATCAAAGTCACTTTGTTATGCTAAGGATGACCCAGATAAACATGTTAAATTGGCAATTCTGGCTCCACGAGGCAGTGGAAAGTCATACGCACTTTCGGTAGCTGTAGTAGTCTACATGTTCTTTAAAAGGTTTAGAGATTTAATATTTATTCTAGCACCTAGTGAGGACCAAGCTGCTCTTATATTCAATTATGTATATAGGCATTTCGCTGATAATACATTTCTGAATTCATTGGTTGCTAATTATAGATTCCATAACAAACCTAATATAACCCTAAAAGGTGGTACAGTGCTACGTAGAGCACCGTTAGCTCCGTCCAACCAAGGACAGGCTATACGAGGCCAGCACCCTACCTTCTTAGTTATAGATGAGAGTCCATTAATCGATGACCATTTGTTCGTTGATAATGTAGAGCCTTGTATTCTTGCTAATAGGGCTCCATTTATCAATTTAGGCACCCCAAAGAGCAAAGAAAACCATATGTGGCGTTATCTATATGACGATGCGTACGCGCAAAGCTTTGAAAGGCTACATTATAATTGGAAAGATGCTATAGTGCAAGGTAGAGCTTATGAACCAGCATATACTGAAGAAGATATGTTGACAAAGATGATGGAATGGGGGGAAGATTCCATTTATTGGAAAACTGAATATGAGTGTGAATTTGTAGAAAGCGTTTCAAATGTCTTCAATCCAGAAAAACTCAAAGCATGCTTCGAGGATTACGACCTCTATACCAGAGATACAGCTCTCGAGAGCAGAGAAGAACTTTATAACATTAGTGTGGGTGTGGATATTGGTAAATCCGTTAATAGCACTGTTATTACTGCTTGGAGGACCGAAAAAAGTGATGGAACTAACGTTGCACGCCTTATATATGTCGAAGAAATTACTCCTAAAACTGGTGGACACGATATTCCATACCAACGTAAGCGTATCATTGACGTTGCCAAATCTTTTAATGCTAATCGTCTTATTGTGGACGCTACGGGTATTGGTGGGGCGATTGAGCAAGATTTAAGAATGGCTTGTATACCAGATAGTATACATTTTATAGGTTTTATATTTACAGGTGGCCCAAGGGGTACAAAAACTCAAGTTTATAGAGATTATGTGTCATATGTACAACAAAAACAAGTAAAAATACCAAATCCAGACAATTTACCACCTAATGAGGCTAAATTAGTGCGAAAATGGCTCAGAGAACACATAGATTTAGAATATGTTATGGATATAGCTAATAAAACTGAGAAAATATCTGCTCCAGATACAAAACATGATGATTATTGTGATAGTTCAGTTATGGCTATACATGCTGCACTTTCTATGCTTCCATCGGAAGGAACCTTTGCTTCTGTTAGTATAGAGAATAAGAAAAGCTATAATACTAGGGCTACAAGTATATCTAGAGGAGGTATGGGTATGGTTAGGAGTAGAAAGCGTAAGAATACCTTTAATAAACGTGCTCTCAGAGGTATTTAGGGAAAACCTTTATATAGTAACACGCTATATATTATTGTGAATTGAATGGCTCTCCAAGATTATTGGCCTTTTAATAGGCGTACATTCGCTACCGTTGGTAGCAATCCAGCTTATAAAAAAGACGAACCTCGCAGTTACGGCGAAGGTGTTATTAGAAGAATACGTTTAACCGAAAAATACGGTAATTTTGATGCAAAGTTTGAAAAACATATAGGCGATGGTAAGACTTATATGGATGTGTATTTGAGTGACCCTTTAGTGAGAACTCTAATTGACCTTCCATGTCTTTATGCGAGCAAAGATGGGTGGGATATAGTTACTGATGATGAGATTTTAAGAGATTCAATAACTGAAATGTTTACAAATATAAATATAGACCAACTTATATACGGTTGGTTGCGTAATGCAAGAATATTTGGAACAAGTTATTTAGAATGGACTGGTGATAATTTAGTTTTACGTTCTTCACAAAACATGTATATACAGAGGGACGAAAATGGACAAATCAAATATTATTACCAAAGAATCGGTTCACCAGATGAAGATATACGATTCGAAGAAGACGAGATGGTACACTTACTTAACAACACATTCGATGATTACGCTTATGGTCTTTCTGACATCCATCCAATTCTTTATTTGGTTGACCTCAAAGATTATGCAGAACGGGACGTTGGAACTGCTCTCAATAAATACGCTGTTAGTAGGTTTGATATTAGCGCTGGACTCCCCGATATGCCTTATGGTCCTGATAAAATTAATGAAATTGTGGAAGCTTTTAATTCCTTGGAACCCGGCGAAGATATTATTCATGGTAATGATATTGAAGTCAAGGAGCTGCAAGGAACCCAAAGAGCATTTGAATATGGTAAATATATGGATGATATTACGAAAAAGATTCATATGGCACTTAAGGTACCCATAACAATGTGGGAAAAGCCAGAACAAGCAAGACCTATTTTCGAACCTTATGTTAGATACTTACAAGCGTCCGTGGAAGCTGCACTCAATTCGCAGTTACTTCCGCAACTTGGTGACGCAAAATTTAAGTTCCGCCAAATCAATGTCGATGACTCCTTCGTGAAGGCTAAGACAGATATGGTTTACCTCGCTGAGGGTGTGCTTTCACCTGAAGAGGTAAGAATGGAACGTGGCATGAATCCTGCAGGTGTTTCACCAATGCAGGACACTGCTGAGAACGTTAATGTTTCTGGTGGTAAAGACCAAGATAAGAAAGAAGAAAGTAAGAGAACCGAGAATCGAGGTAATCAACCAGCAGCAAATGCTTCAGGAGATAGAAAAAAGAATGAGTGAGTACGAAAAATGCGTTTTAGAGACAACTCAAAGCCTTAAAAAGAAAGGTATTGAGAATTATGAGGACATGGCAAGCAATATGTGTAAACTATGGGCTGATGATAATGGTGTAGAGCGAAATTTCGCTAGAGATGGAGTAAGTGGGGATAAAATAAGAAGTTTTGCCGTAGGAGTTGGAGAGCTTTCTATAGTAGAAGATTTTGTGGAATTCCCTGTTACAGCCATAACATCTGGTCTTCATGATGCAGACGGTGACCAAAAGGTTTATATAGAACCTTCTGTTATAACTAATAGTGTAGGAAACTTTAAGGAGTTACCTATATACTATACGCACCAGCGTACACCCGAAGATTTAATAGGTAAAGCTATTAATCCAGAGGTAATTGAAACGGACGATGGAAAGACAGCTATTAAAATGCTGGCTAAAATCGACAAGAATGCAAATGAAAGGGCACGACAAGTGCTTGATAAGGTTGAAGATGGCGATATTACGCATGTTAGTATTGACTGGTCCTCAAATGACGTTGATGTCATGGGAGAACCTTTCGCTACCGATATACGACCCGCTGAAATAAGTTTTATTGATAATGAAATTGCGACTCCTGTTTGTGAGTCTTGCACGATTGATGGGCCTTGCGAGGACCATGAAGGAAATGAAGAAAAACCTTGCTGCGATAGTGGCGGAGATGGAAAGAAATGTGAATGCGACGACTCAAAAGAGGACACAAATATGACTGAAAAAACAGTAAATAAGTCAGAAGCCGAGACTATTGTGGAGCGAGAGTTCGCCTCAGTGAAGAATGAACTTGCAGATATGAGAGTATCATACGAAGAAGTTAATTCTAAATACACTGATGCATTAGCAACAATCGCTAATTTTGAGAAAGATGTTGAAGTACGAGCAGTTGCAGAAGCAAAAGCACGTAAAGGAGCATTTATTTCAAAAATAGTAGCAAAAGAATTAGTTTTAAAATCATTAGATGATGAAACTAAAAAAGCTCGTGAAGAAGAACTATCAGCTTGGGAAGAAACCAAATTAGATGGTTTTGCATCAGCTATGGAAGCAATTCCAGAGCCAGAGGCATCAGAACGAACTTTCGGCAAGGGCAAAGCCCATGACGAAGAAGACAAGCCAGTAAAGGCTGAAGAAACAACCCGCTTATTCGCAATGAATGATAGCGGAAGAATTGCGCTTAATCAAGAAGCGCTAAGAGGAAACTAAATATGGCTAAAGAAGTAATAGTAAACGACGGTGGAGCCCCAGCGAGGATTCTACCATTTGTATCAGCAGCTACCGGTTCAGCAGGAGACCCAATTGTAATTGACACTGCTGGAAAGACAGCAGCTCTTACAGCAGCTTTTAAAGTAGCAGGATTTTTACTAACAGATGTAGACGCAGTTGGAGACATGGCAAGTGTTGTCATGGGCAGCGGTTGTATACTGAATGTTACATGTAAAGCAGACGTAACTGTGGGAGAAATTCTTTCAGCAGGTACAGCAAGGCTAGATGGAGTAGCTAATAACGCAACACAGGGCGGTTTGGACGATGGTGTCGAAATTGTAGGAATTGCATTAGAAGCAGGCGACACGGCAACAGATTTACCAATCAAGGTATTGGTATTATAAGGAGATAAAAAATGGTTTTTCAAGAAACAGGTGGACTATTAACATCCCAGAATAAGGGAGCATATGCAGCAGCAGGAACAGGAACCGCTGAGAAAGTACTTGTAGATTACAAGGACGCACTCATTGATTACAAAGCTACTGAATTGCCCGTTATTTCGATGTTCGCAGAGTCCATGACGACAGAAACAGGTGGGGACGTAGACATTTCCTTCGCATTACCATCCATGAAAATGGAAAGTATAGATGAAGGCACAACGCCTAAATACCAACACACCAAGATGCGCTCAGAGCGTGTAGGTGTTAGGGAATGGGGCATTGCAGTCGGAGTAACCCGTAGAATGATAGAAGATTCAAGATTCAACGAAGTTGAGCTTGCATTGAACGAAGCACGCAAAGCAGTAGACAGACATATTACTGACCACTTTATTAAGACGGTCTTTGGTGTAGCTGATACAACTTACGGAACTGTAGAATGTTCTGCAGCAGCTGGGGATTATAACACAGAAGTTGAAATTAAAAACTTCGCTAATAATCCTCATGGTGGATTCCTTGGTGCACCATCAGCAAGTACGGATGCAGTCCTTAACGCAGATGGAAGCCGTGTATATTCATACGCAGGAGCAACTACAGCAAATCTACTTCAAAGTCACTACATTACAGCAGCGACAGGTTCATTAGCATCTGGGCTTTCCCTTAACGATTTATTGTTAGCAATAGACCGTATAGGGCAGCACGGTTATAGTGCTGATACTATGTTGATTAGTCCCGGACACTTTAACGCACTATTGAAGCTTGCAGACTTTACCGCAGTATTTACTGCTGGTGTAGGTGCAACTACTGTTGGTTCAGGTGACCATGCTAAACAAGCAAATTTGAAAGGTACATTCTTAGAGAATACGAATCAAACTCGAGTCGTTGGAAACATTTATGGATTGAATATTATATCTAACCCATGGGTTCCAACAGACAAGATTATGATTACAGATGCCACAGTGAAACCTGTAGCATATGTTCAGAGACGTGGTCTAACGGTCGAAGAAGCTAACCCCGGATTTGGAATTGTTGGTTCATACCTATCCATGCGATACGGTTTGAAAATTATCAATCCACTTTCGTCTGTTATAATCGAAAATCAATAGACTTAACTAAATAGTTAAAATCATACGCAAGGTTATGGGGGAGAGCCTTAAGTTTCCCCCAAAAATATGTCGATTCATTCCCTAGGGATGCGACTTTAAAAAGTAAAGGATATAAAAATGGCACTAAAAGATACTCGCGGAGGACGCGAATACGATAAATTTCTAGCTGATAGTAGTGGCGACACTGCGCTCAGGACTACATCTACATCTTCAGTAACTGAAATCACTTTATCAGCTTCTGCTGATGTCACACCTGCAACTGGTGGAACATCATATTCTACCAATACTATACTTATAGGAAAGGGTTCAGGTGGCGGAAGTGGCGCAAATGTAGATGTTAGTGGTAAGAGTAGAATAGGTATTCAGATTTTTAATATAGGTGACGCTGTTGGAACCTTTAAAGTTTGGGGCAATCTAGTAACAGATGGAGCTGGACTTATTACTGGTGGAGATTATACACAAATAGGTGATGATATTTCAGTAACTAATGGTTCTAGCGCATATAGAGCTATATCTACCACACCAATTAAAAATATAGGTGTATCAGGAACCACTAGTGGAACTTGCACCGCAAATGTTTACGTAATGGCAGATTGAGGTAGCTGTGAATTTTGCTACCGTCAACTCAGCCATTCGCCCCACAGCTAGCGAAAGCTTTGAGGAGGCGGCATAATGGCTATTAATACATGGCAAGGAGACGATGGTTCTAATCCTACTCATTGGAGTGTTGCAGCTAATTGGTCGGATGGAGTCCCTACTGATGATGATGATGTTATAATTGACGATTGCCGTTCAATAGGTGATTGTGTTATTGATGGGAGTTCAGCTGTTTCATGCGGTTCTATTGAATTTAAAGCATACGCACATTTTGATATGAATGGGAACGGTCTTACTCTTAAAGCTAAAAATGGTAACAATCGAGTAATAGATAGTTCCAGTACAGGTTTAGCCCTTACATTAGATGCGACTATTAGTTTTATCCCCGATGCATCATCAGGGACTTTCAAATTATATACTGGAACTTATGTTCCATTTAGTACGGTAGTGTTTAACAAAGCAGGTTGCACATTTCAGCAATACGGTACATTACAAACCACTGGAAACCTTACAATAACAGCAGGAACATTAGATACAGGTAGTGACCAAGCACTTACAGTAGCAGGAAAGACAGCAGTATCAGGAACATTAACTTGTAATGCTTCAGCAATTAGTTTAGGTTCTGGTAAAACAGATGATTATGGTTTGCACGTAGCAAGTGGAGGAACATTTACAGGAGGTTCTGGAACACATACAATAGGTTCGTGTAATTTACAATC